GATTCTACCATACGAATACGATACAGTGACCCTCCTGAAAGATCGCGGTTATACTCTATCCCACACCCTTAAAGGTGTCATTGAGGATGCTAATAAGGCAGAGTATGACTATTCTACCCCATATAGGGAGTTGAATCCAGACCAGCCCCTTCTACTGGGATTGAGGAAATACCAAATAGATGGGGTGGAATTCCTTGAAGCGGTTGAAGGGAGGGGCATTGTATCATTCTCTATGCGTATGGGTAAATCTTTTACAGCACTTGCTTGGTGTCTCTATAGGGATATCCGTCGTATCCTCATTATCTGTCCTGCTATTGCAAAGCCGGTGTGGGAGAGGGAAATCAAGAAGTGGACAGATTTGCGTTATTTCGCCGCCAAGGGTAGAACAGCATATCCTATAGATACACGAGTTGAAGTCATCATTATCAATTACGATATCTTAACTGACTGGCTCCCTATTTTAGAGGCTTGGGATGCAAAAGCTCTTATTGTAGACGAGTCACACTATGCCGCCAATAAAACACGGATGGTGTCAAAGAAACAACCAGACGGCACAAGCAAGTCAGTGAAAGAACCCGTAAAACGCACTGTAGCGGTGACTTCTCTCGGCAAGAAGATTCAGCATACAATCTGCCTATCTGGTACTCCTATCACAAGTTATCCTAGTCAATTCTTCCCTGTGCTTAATATGCTCTACCCTAATATGTTCCCGAATGAGTGGAAGTATCTCCATCGCTATTGTGATCCAGAACGTACACAGTGGGGTTGGGAATTCAAGGGTGCTTCCAACGTCAATGAGCTGAGGTCTAAACTATCCAAGATTATGATACGCAAAACAAAGCAGGATGCCTTCAGTGAATTGCCTGATGAAGAGCGTATCGTTCTTCCTATAGAGATTGACATGAAAGAATATGAGAAAGAATGGGGCGCTTTTCAAGAGTGGTATAAAGAACATCGTGGGCTATCAGATGAAGAGCTTGACCTGAAAATAGCCCATCTTGAGTCTATAGCGTATCCTAAGAAACGGAGTGCAATTCTTGAATGGGTAAGGGAATACCTGAAAAGCGGCGAGCAACTTGTAATTTTCGCATGGTTCAGGGAAACGTGTCTCGACCTACATACAGCTTTCAAGGGGGAATCGGTACTTGTTTATGGTGGTACGAAAGACCGGGATGTACAAGTACAGAAATTCCAGAATAAAGAGGCACAGATATTCATAGGACAGATATCAGCGACGAAGGAAGCTATCACCCTAGCAAATGCTAATTGCGCCCTCTATGTGGAATTACCGTGGTCAGCGGGGGATTTGAGGCAGTCGGAGGAACGTCTGTTTCTACCGGGGAATATGCAGAAAAACGCATATTACTACGCCATAGCTCAAGACACCGTGGACGAGGAGCGGTATCATAAATTACAAGAAAGAGTGCAAAACCTTGACAGGGTACTTGACGGACGGGTAAAAGTTTAGTAGTATATAGGCAAGAGATTAAGGAGGAAATAGAGATGACGAAGATGGAAGCGGCAAACAAGATTGTACTTCACAATGGAGAGTGTCTTGGGGTTTCTTGTGTAGATTGTCCAGCGGATGGTGAGGAGGGTTGTTCCATTCTATGGAACGATACAGCAGACGCTTCAGATGCTAAATACTTTATAGCCAAGACCACTTGGTTTAAGAATTGGATATGCAAACAAGGAGGATACATGGACAAGACAGCACTTGACAGGATTGAGGCTCTGGAAGCTGAAGTAGCTCGACTTAAAGGTAAGGAAGGAGACAGTGATTCTGGTGTCATCTATAACGATCATAAGTCTTATGTAGGCGTGGCAGAGAGTGGAGACGCATATCTGCTTATAGGATATGGAAATGGAACTATACCATTCAAGGAAGCCTTTGCATGGCACGATCTTGCCTATAGTAAGGCGCTTACTTGGGATGGCATACATCCTTCTGGACAGGAAGCCATTGATGCTGTGGTCAATATGGACGACATGACACCTTGGACGATTCACGAATTTTCCAGTGGTGCCAGTGCGCTGGCTTATATGCTCTCAACGATGGAATAGGAGGCACTATGAACAAGAACACGGTGATGCAGATTGGTGGTGTGGTGGCTATCGTACTTGGCTCGGTAGCTCTGTTTCTCTCAGGAACGGGTGAGTCCGTTGTAGTAGCTGTGGTTGGCGGGGTATTCGTACTTGCAGGAATCATAGCGGGTATCTTTAAGCCGAAGGCATAGAAGATAGCTAACCAACTCCCCGATGGTTGAAACGGGGTTATTATGCTGGATTAGCTCATAGGTAGAGCAACCGGCGATTAACCGGAAGTGACGGGGTTCAATTCCCTGATCCAGCTAGGTAGGGCGGCGGATAGCTCAGTGGGTAGAGTGCTGAATCTGATAAATCAGAGGCCCGAGGTTCAATTCCTTGTCTGTTGTCCTACTGTTTAGCGGGCGTGATGGCTTGGACACGTTAAAAAGAGCCGTAGAGTGAGGCCACAAGGTGTACGGTGGCATGAGGGAGATTAAAGGTGGTATCGTACTCCACCTAAAACCTATCTGAGTCAACGTCAGACACTCTATGTATTTCCACAACATCACTAGGGAGGCTCTGATGCAGAAGATTAAGGTGGATATGTCCATCGAGAGGAAATTCATAACTCTTTATGTTATGAACGATGAATTTATCCAGAAGATGTATCCGATTGTCAATTCCGCGAACCTATCCACACCATACGCAAAAGAGGTTGCAAATTGGTGTGGTGAATTCTATGCATCATACCAGAAAGCCCCCGGAGCCGCCATACAGGATATATTCATCTCGAAGCGTGAATATCTTCAGGACGACGACATCATTAAATCCATTGGGGAATTTCTATCGAAAGCTCTTTCGGAATATGATCCAGCAGATTACACGAATCTACTCTATTACATTGATGCTTCCGAGAAACACCTTAGAAGGAACAGCATCACCGACATGAATGAGAAGTTGACGGGATACCTTGCTGTAGGGGATGTGGACAAATGTGAACAGCTCATCGCCACATACACCCGCATTGCCGTTCCATCTACGCAAGGTGTTTCCATTATAAACGACACCGCTTCAATTAGAGAGGCTTTCCTGAATGAACAGGAAGTGGCTTTCCGTTTCCCCGGCGATCTTGGTATGGTTATTGGAAACGTCAATCGGGGAGACCTTATCGGATGGGTGGCACCCTTCAAGGCTGGTAAAACATGGGCACTCCTCTATTCTGCTGAACAGGCTATGCTTAGTGGTCGTCGTGTCCTTGTGGTGTCCCTCGAAATGCGTATGGATCAGCTACTTAAACGAGCGTGGCAAGCTCTCACGGCATCCCCTAGTAAAACAGGAGTTTATCAAATTCCATACTTTTATAAAGAAGCCTCTGTGGAAACAGATGGGGAGTATACCGTTGCTATGCGAGACGTACAAAAGACGGGGGTAGACCTAGACGGGATCGAGGATATCCAGAAGAGGATTCGTCTCACGAGTCGCGGTGGCGATATTCGCTTCATGTGTATGCCAAGCAAAGTAACGACGGTGGCGAGCATCGAAGCAATCCTCGACAACCTTATGTATTACGAGAATTATTGTGCTGACGTAGTGGTGCTTGATTATGCGGATATTCTTGGGGCCGCCAAGACATTCAAAGGTGGCGAGTATAGACACCTTATGGATGATATATGGTCTAATCTCAGGCGGGTAGCTCAGGAACGGAATATATCGATTCTGACGGCATCACAGGTCAACAGGGCAGGTATAGAGCAGGAAGAACTGACACCGGCAAATCTTGCGGAGGATATCAGGAAGGCTGGACACGTTTCAAAACTCATAGGCTTGTCGAGGCCGAAAGCATACGTCAAGAAGAATATGGCCCGTATCAGTATGCTGTTTGAACGTGATGAACCTGAGACGTATGAATCGGCGGTAGTATTGCAACAGTATGCTTTCGGGCGCTTCTGTATAGACAGCAAGCTCCTATCTAAACTGGACATGGACGAGGTGAAAGGTGAGTAACATTAGGCTAATACATGGAGATTGTCTTGAGGAGATGGCGCAACTTGTAGTTGATGGCGTGAAAGTAGATGCAATTATACCAGACATCCCTTACGGCACGAGCGGGTGCAAATGGGATTCAGTAATACCGTTCGACAAGATGTGGCCGCTACTCAATGCACTGATAAAGCCTAGAGGGGCTATCGTGCTATTCGGTAGCGAGCCGTTCTCTAGTGCCTTGCGAATGAGCAATATCAAGAATTATAAGTACGACTGGATATGGGACAAGAAAAAGGGTGGCAACATTCTCAATCTTAAAAGTCAGCCATATAAAGTCCATGAAATTATTTCTGTTTTTATGGGTGGAAATTATTATCCCATAATGACCCCACAGAAACCCCGAACTGGAAAGACCTACAGTAGGGGAGAAGCTAATGGTATATGTAATTATGGGGATGTCAGGCATTATGATATGAAATATCCCAAGAGCATCCTTGAGATAAGTAATGCAGATAATACACATAAAGTGCATCCAACTCAAAAGCCAGTAGCCTTGATGGAATATCTACTCAAGACGTATACACTCGAAGGCGAGACAGTCCTTGACTTTACTTGCGGAAGTGGTTCAACCGGGGTTGCTTGCGGTAATACAAACCGTAATTTCATAGGTATCGAAAAAGACGATAAGTACTTTGATATTGCTGTGAGTAGAATAGCAGAGACTAGAAATGCTTTCATAGGAGTGGCACTTGAATAATTCTGAATTACTTTCGGCGCTTTCCAGTATTGCATCTCCAACCTGTGATGTGCATTTCAAGGGGG